AAACAACTGTTTGAAGATCACTATGTTGATGTTCCAGACGAGAAGTATGATGTGCTTGAAGCACAATCAGAAAAGATTGCCGAATTAGAAGAGAAAGTTAATAAATCTTTAGAGGACGCTGTTTCTCTTAAAGAGGAAAACTCTCGACTAACTCGTCAAATTGTTATATCTGAAGCCACATCAGATTTAACAGAAACCGAAATTGAAAAGTTTAAGTCAGTTACAGAAGATGTAGAATTTGATTCTGCTGAATCTTTCCGTAACAAGATTGACACTCTAAAGGAAAATTATTTTCCTAAGGTAGTAAGTGAGTCGACTTCAACAATTGATAATGTAGAAACTGGCTCTGCACAGGACATTGATGTTTCTGACTCAATGGCAAACTATATGTCTGCAATTAGCAGAAATGTTAAAGGTGCAAAATAGTAATTATATAAATAAGTAGAAAGTAATAAGGAGAAAATTACAATGTTTCAAACTGAAGCTCTACAAGAAAAGTGGTCGCCAGTCCTTGCACATCCCGAACTCCCAGAGATTAAGGATTCGTACAAAAGGGCAGTAACTACTATCGTTCTTGAAAACCAAGAAAAGTCAATTAGAGAAGATCGTGCATTCTTAAGTGAGTCTGTTCCAACTAACGCAACAGGTTCATCTATTGACAACTGGGATCCAATCCTAATTTCACTAGTTCGTCGTTCTATGCCAAACCTTATCGCTTATGATATCGCTGGTGTACAACCAATGACTGGTCCAACAGGATTGATCTTCGCTATGCGTTCACGTTTCACATCTCAAGCAGGTGCTGAAGCATTAGCAGACGAAGCGTTCCCAGATATTTCAAACCAAAACAAAGCTGGTACAATCGGTGGTGGTGATATTGGTGCAACAGAAACTAACCCTGCTGTATTAATGGACTCACCTGCTGGTACATATACTTCAGCTACAGGTCAAACTACTGCTCAAGGCGAAGCACTTGGTGACAGTGGTGGCAACCAGTTTGCTGAAATGGCATTCTCAATTGAGAAGCACACTGTTACTGCTGTAACTCGTGCTCTTAAAGCAGAATACACAATGGAACTAGCACAAGATCTTAAAGCAATTCACGGATTAGACGCTGAGCAAGAATTAGCGAACATCTTATCTGCTGAAGTTCTTGCTGAGATCAACCGAGAAGTTGTAAGAAACATCTATGTTTCTGCTGTAATCGGTGCTCAAGCCAACACTACTAATGCTGGTATCTTCGATTTAGATACTGACTCAAATGGTCGTTGGTCTGTTGAGAAGTTCAAAGGTCTAATGTTTGCTCTTGAAAGAGACGCAAATGCGATCGGTCAACAAACTCGTAGAGGTAAAGGTAACATCATCTTATGTTCTGCTGATGTCGCTTCTGCTCTACAAATGGCTGGTGTATTAGACTATACTCCTGCGTTAAACAACAACTTGAATGTTGATGACACTTCATCTACATTTGCTGGTACTTTAAATGGTCGTTATAAAGTTTATATCGATCCATATGCTGCTAATATTTCAGCTTCTCAGTACTATGTTGTTGGTTACAAAGGTACATCACCTTACGATGCTGGTATGTTCTACTGCCCATACGTGCCTCTACAAATGGTTCGTGCTGTTGGTGAGAACACTTTCCAACCTAAAATTGGATTCAAAACTCGTTACGGAATTGCTGCTAACCCATTCCATACTGGAACAGTTGCTGCTTCTGCTGATGGTGCGATTTCAATTACTAGTGCATCAAACAAATACTACAGAAAAGTTAAAGTGGCGAATCTCATGTAGGATTGCTGCTCTTTTCAAAGAGTATTATCAAAAGAGGAACTTCGGTTCCTCTTTTTTTTTCTTATAAATAAGAGTATGGCATACGATAATACACTAAGCAGACAACCAACTAAGTTAGACTATTCAGCACCAACTCAGTTTAGGTTTACTATTACTCAACTTCCAAAGGTTGAGTATTTTACTGTGGCTGCAAATGTTCCAGGAATAAACTTGGGTGAAACATCAGTCGCATCTCGTTTTAAAGATATTCCTATGTTAGGAGATGTGTTAACATATGAAGATTTAAACATTACATTTATTGTAGATGAATATCTTGAAAACTATATTCAATTACATGAATGGTTAACAGGTATTGGTTTTCCTAAGAACACCAAACAGTTTAGAGATTTTAGACAAACAACTTCTAATAGTCCAATAACAACTGCTGGTACAAGAACATTACCAGATAATGCATCGGCAGGTAGTGATATTGGTGTTACAAGACCATCAACTGCTGAACGAGGAATGTTTGGTGATGCTACTATGACATTACTAACAAATAAAAATAATCCAGCAGTGGAAGTTAGATTCCAAGATCTATTCCCTGTTTCTTTGGGTGAGTTAAGTTATACACAAAATGCTACGGATGTAGAATACTTAACAGTTGATGCTACTTTTAAATATAAATTATATGAAATACATACCTTATAAATAGGATTGTAACATTATATAATGTGGAGTTATTATGACACTTGATGAGTTAAAAGCACAAGTCGCAAAAGACTTAGTGATAAATGATGAAAGACTTGATACAGAATCCTTGAGAAACCAAGAACTTTATTCTAAGTATCTACAAATCAAAACAAACTTTGAGTTACTTTTGTATCGTGCGAAAGGCGATTACAAAGTAATGTATAGAGAAAAATGGGAATACTATGGTGGTAAAGCAGACGCAAAAGTTTATGCTACTAAACCATTTGACCTCAAAGTATTAAAATCAGATCTTAGTGTTTACATCGAATCAGATGAAGATATTATTGCCTTAGAACATAAAATAAGTTATTTAGAAACAACTATAAAGTATATAGATGGTGTATTGCGTTCAATACAAAGCAGAGGTTGGGATATTAAAAACGCAATATCATGGAAACAATTTGAAGCAGGTATGATGTAATGTCAGTAAAATATTATGATTATGTACAAAGGTATGTGCATTTTTATGAAGATGTAATATCTGAACAAAATTGTCACACATTAATGAACGCAGAGTTTGATTATAAACCATCGAAGTATGCAACTCATGAGTCAGAAAGTCCTCGTAGCAAAGAAAGAGTAAAGATGGACGATGCTTGGATTGCTGAAACTAATGAACATTATAATATAATTAAACCATCTTTTGAGTGGTTGATTAATCAATATCAAAAAGAATATAAAAATTGTATCATTAAAAACACAACACCATTTAGAATTAATCGTTATTCTGTTGGTGGTTTTATGTCAGAACATTGTGATAATATACATCATAGTCATGGGCAAACATATGGATACCCACAATTATCAGCATTATTATTTTTAAATGACGATTACGAGGGTGGAGAGTTTTTAGTTAATGACCTTGCTTATCCCAAAAAGAAAGGTTCAGCGATTATATTTCCATCAAACTTTATGTTTCCGCATCAAGTAACAGAGATAAAAGAAGGAACAAGATGGAGTATAGTAACATGGTTGATGTAAAGGAACATTTAGTTTTTCCCACAGCAATTAATGAATTCAAATATGAATTAACCAATAGTGAAAAAGATTATATTTTTTATCTTTTAGAATTATCAAATACTTTTCAAACAAGTGATAACTTAAATCATAAATCTGAATTAAGTAACTTTACTAATTGTATACAAAAGACTTGTGAAAAGGTAATTACAAATCAAGGGTATCAGTTTGATAAAGTAGAGATAACTGGTATGTGGGCAAATGGTTTGAAGGCAGGTGAGTCTCATGCACCACATACACATTCAAATAATTTTTTATCTGGTGTATATTATGTTGTCGCTTCAGAGTTTAGTTCACCCATACAATTTTTTGATCCAAGACCACAAGCAAGCATACTAAGACCAAGAGTAGAAAAGATGTCAAATCTAAATAGTAGTATGATACAATTTAATTCTGTTAAGAATGTTGGATTTGTATTCCCATCTTGGTTACAACATTGGGTTCCACCAACAAATATAGGTAGAGTAAGTATATCATGGAATGTTATTGTGAGAGGACAATATGGTGAACCAAACACCTTACAAAATTCATATATCTAAACTAAATGAAACTTATCTAGTTGTTCAATGCGACAACGATGGTGTCATGATGGAAATGTCTTCATTCTTTGAGTTTGAAGTTCCAGGTGCTAAGTTCATGCCACAATATAAAAATCGTGTTTGGGATGGTAAAATAAGATTACTAGACAGAAGAACAGGTAAAATATATTTTGGTCTAATAAAGTATATACTTGAATTTTGTGAAAGAAATGAGTTGTCTGTTGTTCTAGATCCACAAGTAACACATAAGAAAGATATTGATAAAGAAACGATTGAAGGATTTATTAAATCATTAAAACCAAAATCGAGAGGTCAAGATTTAGAGATTCGTGATTATCAATTAAACGCAGTTCATCACGCAATACAAAATCATCGTGCTTTATTTTTAAGTCCTACTGCTTCTGGTAAATCATTAATAATATATGCTATAATAAGATACTATACATTATTACTACAGAAAGAAGAAAATAGTAAAATCTTAATACTAGTACCAACCACATCATTAGTAGAACAAATGTATTCTGATTTTATTGACTATGGATGGGATGATAAATACTTACATAGAATATATCAAGGACATTCTAAAGATACAAACAAACCAGTTGTCATTTCTACATGGCAATCTATATACAAATTACATAAGTCATACTTTAAACAGTTTGGTTGTATTGTAGGTGACGAAGCACACTTATTTAAGGCAAAGTCCTTAACAAGTATTTTAACTAAGTTAGAAAACTGTAAGTATAAGTTTGGTCTTACTGGTACTTTAGACGGCACACAGACGCATAGGTTAGTCCTGGAGGGTCTTTTCGGACAGGTTGATAAGGTAACTACTACTAAAAAATTAATGGATAAAGAGACAGTTGCAGACTTAGAAATTAAGTGTATAGTCTTAAAACATAAGGAAGAAGAAGCAAGGCAAGTAAAAGATTTTAAATACTCAGAAGAAATAGATTATCTCGTACAACACCAAAAGAGAAACGAGTTTATTACTAAATTATGTAACACATTAAATGGTAATACACTCTGCCTGTTTCAACTGGTAGAAAAACATGGTAAGGTTTTACATACTATGTTACAAGAAAATTCAGATAAAAATATTTATTTTGTTTTTGGTGGTACGGATACTCAAACGAGGGAACAAATTCGTGAGATTACAGAACAGCAAGATAATACAATTATTGTCGCATCGTATGGCACTTTTAGCACTGGTATTAATATTAGGAACTTGCACAACATCGTGTTCGCAAGTCCAAGTAAGAGCAGGGTGCGAGTTCTACAGTCCATTGGACGTGGACTGCGAAAGTCTGACAATAAAGTATCGGTCAGAGTTTTAGATATTGCTGATGACTTGACGCATAACGAGAAAAAGAATTTTACATTAAACCACTTTTTAGAAAGAATAAATATATACGCAGAGGAAGAATTTAATTACCAAATAGACAGGATAAAATTATGACAGAAAAAGCACATATAATAAAGTTGTCTAATGGTGAAGATATAATTGTTACATTAATCGCAGAAAGCACGGAATCAGTTACAGTAACAGATCCACTTAGAATGAGAATATTCTCAAGACCAACGAAAGATGGGATGGTTGAGTCTATGTCATTAGGTCGTTGGATAGAACCATTTAGTGAGAAGGTAGATTATAATATATCTAAAAGTCAAATCATAACTCTAGCACCTGCGTCTTTTGCGATGAAAAGATATTATGATTATATGCTATTTACATCAAAAGAGCATCTTACTGATGTTCCAGAAATTCCTAAAAGTGAGGATGACGAAGTTACATTAGTGAATGAAAGATTAAAAGTATTACAACAATATGTAGATTCTATTAAAAATAAAAATAAAGAGGAAGATAATTTCGGTGAGGATGACTTATTTGAATTGTATGATGAGGTCTCTGATAAGATCCATTAATTACTAGTATATACTTGCCCTTGCGACATATCTGATTATAATACATTCCACGGAAAAAGTAAAGAACTTTTTTAATATTTTTTTAAAATAAAAGACTTGACTTTTTTATTCCAGTATTATATAATGACTACAGTATTTAAAGGAACAAACTGATGACTGAAGAAAAGAAAAAGAAAAAAGAACATTATGTAGACAATAAAGAATTCCTTAAAGCAATGGAGGAATACAAAAAGAAGTGTATTGAAGCAGAGGAAGCAGGCGATCCCAAACCACAAGTGACTAATTATATCGGTGAGTGTTTCTTAAAGATTGCGAATGGTTTATCATACAGACCAAACTTTATTAACTACACTTATCGTCAAGAAATGATTTCTGATGGTATAGAAAACTGTTTACAATATCTTCATAACTTTGACCCAGAAAAGTCTAACAATCCATTTTCTTACTTCACACAGATTATTTACTATGCGTTCTTGAGAAGAATTCAAAAAGAAAAGAAACAAACTCATA